AACACCTGAGACATCCCACTGTTCAACAAGGTTAGAGGTTTCATTGAGTAAGCACATAGCTAAGTTCCGAATACCAACATCGATACTCAGAATCATTAATTAAACGGGTCTTTATGTCTTTAAATTACAATCTATTTGTTATCTTTATGGTATTATACCTGCTGCAAACAAACCACCAACAATTATACACGAAAAAACGGCGGATAATGCAGATGGTACTGCTGCACCAGAAAATGCTTTACCAATACCTTCACCAGCTTGACCTACAGCTTCACCAATACCTTGTGATTCCTGTGAAGTTGAAGCTTCTATCTCTTTTTTTAATTTTTGAGCTTGTTCATTTTTACTGATAATTTCCGTAATCTTTGATCCAAGTTGTTCGGCGACAAATTTAATTTGAGCATCTTGTCCAATTTTACAGCTTGTATTTTTTATTTCTTTCATAAGTTCAATTGGTGGTGCTACACCCATTGATTTATATACACTAAGACCAAGTGGATCAATAACTAAGTTTTCAGTTATCAGTTTTTGTTTGTTTATAACTTTTGCCGAAAGTTTGTTCACGGTTTCGTTGGTAATATTTTTTTCCATTTCATTTCTAATATTTGTTTTGGTTTCGGACAAAGAACTTGAAAAGTTTGGGAATGGATTCATAAATCCAGTTTTCTGCTTAGTCTCTTGTTTTACCTTATCTTCGACCTCATTTAAAATCGAGTCCAAAAGATTCTGTGTAGATTTTTCATCAAATTTCTGAAGTACTTTGATATCCGCGTTGATTTTTTGACTCACATCAAGATTACAATAGGCCGTTACACCACGAACTTCCATATCTTGAACATTAATAACGGTAGCGGACACTGCATTTTCACTTTTATTTAACATGTTAAATACAGACTTGTTTACTACATTGGTTTCTACAAGAACCTTGGATTTTGAAGCTCCCATCCTGGTATTTTTAAGATATGTTCAGAAAAAAAATCTGGTATAACTTCAAATGAATAACAGATTCAATCAGGCCATCCTTATTTTTGCCATTGCTATTGTAGTTGCCTGGAACTATATGCGATACACAAATAATGAGAATGTTAAAAAGTATGAAAAATACGAAATGGATAAAACTCAAATACTTGGTCATATCAATTCAGAAGATAAACTCGACCCAATCCTTGTTATGACAGCCGCAGCCAAACTTACAGATGACGACAGTATTATTCAGAAGACATATGACTTGGCTGAAGAAGATAATCGTGAAGAGCTTGTGAAATTATTCAAAAGTTTATAATATTCCTCACAATTAGATGATAATATATATATTTGGTCTACCAATCTATGTAGGTTCATTCACAGATCCTACACAGGTTATAAAGGAATTGGATTTTTGTAAAAATAATAAAAAAATTGACACATCAGATTATGGTGTATTCGAAGAGTTGGGTGGTACATTAGAAGAGGATGAAGGTATATTGTTTGATCTTAGAAAATATACAGAGTATACTCCGTATACAAATAGTGAAATAGAAAATCACACTCAGTTTTTTTTGAAAGAATTGAACATACAAAGTCTTGATTTAACAAATAACATATGTAGACATATAAACTGTGGAGGACATACATGTGCCGATTATTGGTTCAATGAGTTGAGTAAAGGTGATCACACTTTAGCTCATTGTCATTTATCAGATCCCGATGATGAAATGTTTTGTCAACCGGGCGAGTCCATGTTTAGTTTTAATTATTTTGCTAAATATGATAATAATACACACGCGGGTTTCTATTTTGTAAATCCTTCACCAATACATACACTTTATGAAATGATAGATGATATAGTACCAGCGTTTAAAAGGAGTATAAAACTTGAAATAAATGAGGGGCAAATTGTTATATTTCCAAGTTCTCTATTACACTATGTTGAAAGGCATCAAGTAGATGATAAAAGAATTACATTATCTGGAAACTTATATAAAGTAGTCGACGGTAAACAATAAAATGATACAGAACATATTTGGATGTCCGGTGTACATCGCATCGTTTGAAAATCACGAAAAGGCTATGTCGGAGATACAACACTGTTTAGATAATACAAATACAAGAGATCCATCCAAAGATTGGAATGCGGAATGTATTACCACGTCATCGCATGGTCATGGGTGTGAAACTGATGGCAATGTAATTAAGTTTGATTATATATTTTCAGAACTTAGTAAACATATTCATATTTTTACAAGCCAAATAGGTATAGATTCTACATTTACGTATAATGTATGTAGAGATGGGTCGTGTGAAGAACTTCATAATGATACCTGGATTAATATGTATACTAAAGGTCATTATCAAGATGAACATTATCATATGATAGATGAAGATGACGAACAATATGAGGGACATCCACATTCATATTTTAGTTTCACTTATTTTGCAAAGTATGACCGGGACAAAGATGGCACATTTACATTTATAGACCCCTCACCAGGACCTAGTCTATTCGACCAGTGGTCCACTACTTGTAAATATTTCAAAAGGGAGATCACACCGGAAATAAAAGAAGGTGATATCATGATTTTTCCGGCGCATATGATTCATAAAGTCACCACGCAGATGTCGGATGGACCGCGAATTACATTTTCTGGTAATTTCTATCAAGAAAGGTGAATATCGTTACCAACTCTTTCAACTTCGGTAAATATTGGCTCTATTTTAAATGGTATTTCCTTTGATACACTGTATTGTTCGAATACTACACTTAATCTATCCACCTTTTCAACACTATTTATTTCATGAACACCGTGGGCCATATCACCTCTAAATTGTACACGTTTTCCTATAGATGGTTCAATAGTTTTATACACACTGGAACTATTAAACTTTTTAAGAAACAATTGACCACCTGTAAAATTATCCGGTAAATTTAGGTATACAACGGTTGTACACACTGGCATAATTTGTCGATTTATCCAATCCTTTTCATCAAGTGTTCCATCGTAATGCTCTCCTATTGTTATACCCGATGAAACTGGTAGAATCAAAACATTACAAATATATGAGTTTGTACCAGATACCTTTACATCTTTGAATATATTGTATACATCGTTCAACCCACTGTCACCGAATAATTTTTTAGTTTCATGTGTGTCACTAAAGCGTATACAAAATCCACCCATTGTCATCTTGGGGTGATTAAGTAAAACATCTGATATCTTTTTACACGTGTCCTTGTCTATGTAGTTTTCGTTTTCTTTTAATAATTGTCCATTTCTCGAATGAAATCTGTTATATCTAAAATGGTCTATGTTTTTATAAAAAATAAATCCAAGTATGATAATGAGTAAAACATACATATATTGTATGTTTAGATAAAAAAGAACGTGAGTATATATCTTTCACCTTTAGTGACTGGTAGAGTTCCGTGCATATGCACTCCTCCGGTATATACTATTAAATCACCCCGATTGTATTTTAAAATGGGGAGGTTTTTATAATCATTTATAAATTTGTCTCTGCGTTCTATTGTGAAATTTATACGACTGTCTATCATAGAGATCTTATTACTTTCATTTAAATCAAATACATACAATTCTCCACCGTCAAAATTGTTTGTATCGGAAAGTAAAAAACTCATGGTTAAGTAATTGTCATCAAGGTGTAATGGTATATATGTCCTCTCTTGAGGTGAATACTTTTTTAGGAATACAAATTCTAATGTAGGCTTTTTTGAAGCTAGCCATTTTTCGGATTCCAGGATACCATTGAGTTTTTCATCATATATCTTTTTAGATATATCCCAAAGTTCCTTGTTTTTTACACCCTCGTCAAGAATGTCAATTTGATACTCTGGTTTTCCGTCAACCCTTTCCAGACCTGTTTTAAGTTTGTACTTTTTTGCGATATTTATGATATTATCACATTCGTGTTTTGTCAGAACACCACTTTCTACAAAACATGTATGATCCACCCACCTTCGCCGTTTAATTATTTTTGAAAGTATCAAAATGACCAAAATGACCAAAATATACAGGACCATTACTATTCTGCACAGAGAAAAAAAATATGTGTAAATTATAAGATGGTCAATTTATACAGCGCAGCGTACACCAAAGGCGAGAGTCGTGACCGAGATGCTAAAGAATGTGATTGGAAAAATGAAATCTCTATGAGAAGGAAGGGTAAAAGTGGTAATAGACGGCATTGGTGTATCAAAGCTAGCAGTGGAAATCTAAAATATCAAGCAGATGGTGGAGGTCACAACCCATGTTTGGGTTTTACACCATGGATTATTGGTGGTGGTATAAGTGTACATGATAAAGTAAAAGATTACCCCGGAAAAAATACAAATTACAGAGGTGCGCTGGTTGGATTGAAGTGTTCAGGGGCAACACTAACTGATGCTAATCTCAGAAGTTGGTCTGGTAATAATCAAATGCTTACAGCGGGTGTCAATGATAATAGAGGTGGATTCAAGAGCTTATATGAACAGGCTGTTTTTGGTGTAGAGGTAGCACAGGGGCGTACCGATGGATACTGTTCAGACATCCAGAATCTTAACAAGGTTATTCATAAAGATGGTGGGACGTGCTTTTCTACAATAAAAAATGAAGTAGAGCGTAAAAATCAAGGTATTTTGTTTTGTGCAAAGAATCCAAAAGACAAAAAATGTGCATGTATTAATACAGCTAAATCTGGATTTGTTGATTTCTGTAAAAAAAATTCAAATTTACCGGGTTGTTCCGAGGTGGTAAAAGGTATTAAAGAGTTTGAAAAAGCCGGTCTTCAGTCGGCAACTGGGTTATTTGGAAATGCGGATTGTATAGTTCCGGGTATATGTAGTGGTGATGTATATCAACCAGTGTCCCCAGTTCCAGCCTGTGCAAACAAGAATGCTATTTGTAATCAGGTGATGAATTTAGAAAATGTAACCGCAGCCGCAGATCTTAAGGCCGTACAGGGATGTAACATTAACTTCGAGGCTGAACAAAAAAAGAAAGATGCACCACCACCACCACCACCACCATCAGATGCATCACCACCACCATCAGATGCATCACCACCACCTTCAAAAGAAGAAGAAGAACCAAGCAAAACTCCAACTGAAAGTGGAATGCCACAATCACCAGGGGGTGTCAGTCGAGTGCAGATGGGTATCGGTTCTCTGGTTTCGTGCTGTTCGATAATTATATTAATAATTATAATTATGATGACAAGAAAAAAATAAAGTCGAGGTGATATTAAAATCTATGTTATTTACAAATGATGCTGAACATGCAAAAAATTCGCACAAATCAAATTGTCGTTATAGCTATATCGGTAATTGCCGCAATTTATCTTATCCATTCTCTTAAGAAACCAGAAAAATATGAAGGAGATGCAGGGCCATCAAGTAATACTGAAAATGTGCCACAAATATCAAAAGAAGACTTGGCATCTGTTTTGAAATTCATCGGATAATAAGTTTGGAATCATATTTTGGGAATATTTTTATTCATATAAAGTAAAAAATTTATACAATAGATTATTTTACATTATATCGTGTAGCTTAAAGAAGAAATAGTTTTTTAGACTATGTCTTGGTGTTGGTGGTGTTGTCACTCATTCGATGATGCACCTTTAAGTATGCCTTATCGTTACGACGATCGTAGAAACAAGTTTTATACAGCTGGTAACTATTGCTCGTGGAGTTGTATAAAATCACATGCGATAGACAAATATGGAGTAAATAGGGGTGGTATAGTGTGCGGAAATATCATTATTATGCGAAAGAAAATGTATAATCAAATTGGATCTGTGAAGTGTGCACCAAATAGATTCAAACTTGTAGAGTTTGGGGGTGATATGACAATAGAAGAGTTCCGTGAAAATCTAACAAAGGACCAAGGTGACTACAAACCTGTAGATACAGCTCCTGTAATAGATAACGTTATACCCATTATTTCAAACACAAAGAAAATGGATGAAATAAAGAATGCAACAGCTACCAATAGTTCTTTAAAACTCAAGAGAACCAAACCTCTAAAAAGAAATCACAACAATTTAGAATCAGCACTTGGGCTTGTTATCACGCCTAAATCCTAGTTGCCTACTTTGTTTATTTGTTGGTATTGATGGTGGTAAATATTCAGATTTTGTACTACGAATCCAACTAGTTCCGTCATGTGCAATCCAACGTAATCCGATCTTTTCTATAGCCTTCCTACAAAGGACGCATGGAAGTGAATTACCATGACCATAAAAGGTTTTGCGTTCAACTATAAGCTCTCCATACTTTCTATTAACCCAACTTTGGAACTGATGAGGTTTATTACCCCTCTTCAAACACTCCCACAAAAGCTGTTTGATGAGTCTTCTCTCTGCACAACATATGCAATTACTCTGTGTCTTCACAGACTTCTTTGACATATAACTTTCAACAATACAATACCCCATTACCCGCAATTGTTGCACGTCGGACCGGGGAACACAAAGGAGCAGTGTTCACACTCGTTCAGAATGATGACGTTCTTTTTTTTTGGTACAAGTCCCTTTGAAAATCGTTCAAGCTCTTTTACAGTATATAGCCCGTAATTTATCATAACCTCCAGAGGAGGAAATTTCATTATATAATAGTATTATTCTAAATCCTTATCTTACTTTCCCCTTGTACAACAACTAAATAGTTTACCAATAGCCTGCTTAGCCTTTAGCATACCAGCGAAACCATCAACCATTGGTGGAACCATACTCTTTAGGATTGTTTCAAATTCCGAATCTTTCTCGCCTTCATCAATTTCTTCAATCAAATGATTGAGAAGAGCGATCACAAGTTTTTTCTTTTGTGGCCCTTCAAGTTTGTTAAACTTAGCAGCATTGATCATCAACTTCGCAACAATTGGTGGGATATCCTCCTTTTGGAGACCATCACCAAGATATTCACGTTTAATATCTTCAACCAACGTGATAACACCCCGAGCATCGATCTTTCCTGAGAACTTTTCTAATATCGCTTCCATTTTATATTCTTAACTTACATTAAAAATGGACGCAAATAACCTCATTGCGGCATTTGCCTTTGGTATTGGATTTATTCAAATGTACCAGGACTATCTCAAGTCTGATACATTAAGTCAAGATGCTAAGAGTTCGGTAATATTGGGTCTTATCGCAAGTACTCTCTGGCTTATTCATCAATCTAAAAAGTACGGTATGAACTTTACAGTTGCATACACAACTGTGGGATTAGTTCTTCAGTTGTATATCTTGAACAAGATATTGGTTAAAGAATCAAAGAAAAACAAAGATAAAATAAGAGCTTATGATTTCTCTATCAAAACAATTAGTGGTAGTTCCTAACAAAGTGAATCGCAAAAGAAGAAGATGTGTAACTTGTGCAAAAATTAGAGATTATCCCAAATTTGCAGAAGCTGTAAATGG